GCCGAAGTGTTCCTTATCGGTAAACAGCACTCTCGGCACTCTCACAAAGGAGAATTGCTCCGATTCAGCACCGTAATAGTAGTCAAATTCCGTTTTTGCCATATTTTCACAACCTTATCAATTTTTCAGGGCAACAAAAAAGGGCTTCCGTACACTTACATAAACGTAAGCATACGGAAGCCCTGCTTCCATACATATATAAACTACTCTTAACTGTAAAGGCGATAAATGGCTCTATATAACGATTTAAGGCGACCTATCGCTGAGGATAAAGAGTTTAACAAACATTACTCTCTGACCTCTCGATTGGTTCGCCTTAAAACTAACTTGGCTCCCCGAAGCAGACAGAATACAATCTGCTTCGGGGGCATTTTCTATTTCTTCAAGCGGTATGTCCTTACTGCTGCCATCGGGAGCCTTAAATGTCACCACGATCTTATCGTCAAAGAGATAAATTTTGGATACCATCATATCAATAATAGTCTTTCTGCCCTCGGCGGTATCCGGCGACATTTCCAGTATATCATCTATCATTTGTTTTATCTGCTCGACCGTAGGCACGTTATCCCTGACAGCTCTTGCAACCCTTAACTCCGACTCGACCTGATCCTTTTGTTCATTAAGAAGCTTTATCTTATCATAAAGCATCTGACAGCCGCCTGTGTTGGTAATTGCATCCACAAAATTCTCCGACTGCTTAATGATATCTAACAGCTGCTTTTCCAAGCTCCCTACAGATGACGCGGACGCGGTCTCGGCAATATACATTTTATACACATCTTCAGCAAAATCCTGCTTGTTTAAGTTCCGAAACGCTTCCCAAGCAGCACGGCATACCTCGGTCTCAATAAGTTCTTTTCTTTCGTTGTGCTTTTTACAGCCCGTTTTCTTCTGTACGCTGTTACAGCGATAGTAATAATACTTGTCCCCATTGCTTGACGCACCCGACAAGCCGCTCATCGGCTCGCCGCAGTACCCGCAAAAAAGCTTTCCCGAGAGAATATAATCCGCTTTTGCAGCATTTTTGGCGGCTCTCCTGCGGTTTTCTTTCAGTTTTTCTCTTACAGCCTCAAAATCTTTCTTAGGTATCATTGCCGGTATTCCTCCTTCGATACGTATATCTCCGTATTGGTACACGCCTATGTATTTCTCATTGCTTAACATAGAGTAAAAGCTTTTAACGGTAAACAGCTTTCCCGTTCGGGTCCTATATCCCCGATCATTCAGATACGCGGCAATATCTGTAAGCTTCTCCCCTGCTGCGTACATTCGGAAAACCGTTTCGGGTATAAACCTTGTGTCCTCGTCTATGACAAGCTTTTTGTCAACGACCTTATAGCCTAACGGGATATGCCCTGTGGACTGAGCTTTAAGTGCAGACTGCCGCATTCCTCGGATAGTTTTCTCCCGGAGATCGGCGGAATAGTACTCATTGATAGCTTCGATGATATGCTCCATCATTTCGCCGCTTGCGTTCTCCCCGAAGCTCTCCATAACCGACAGCAGCCGCACGCCGTTCCTGCGCAGTGCCTGACGGTTTATCGCGCTGTCCATAGTATTTCTCGCAAAACGGTCGAGCTTCCATACAAGTACATAATCCCATTCGCGGCGCGAGCTGTCCTCGAGCATCTGCCTGAATGCGGGGCGGTCGTTGTTCTTGCCCGTCATAGCGCGGTCTATGTATTCCTTGACTACGTTTATGCCGTGCTGCTTTGCATAGTTATAGCAGTCGTAAAGCTGCCCCTCGATACTCTGCTCAGTCTGCTTGTCGCTTGAATATCGGGCATATATCACGGCGGTTTTCATTGTGCAGCTCCTTTCCGTTCTCCAACTGTTGGAGAAATAATCTATTCTTCATCGTCAAATTCCGTCAATTCTTCTCTCACAAAATCGGTAGACAAGCTCTGATTATACTGTTCCGCAAGCATTGTTCTGTTAAACTCAGCTGTGGGCTGATGTTTATACACCATTTCTTCAAGCTCATCAACGGAAATCCGGAAAAATTCTTTGCGAAGATTAACCTTGTTTACCCTGCGCTCGTTAAGTTCCACATGAAGCGTATGCTCCAAACCGACAGCATCGTCCGAAAAAATGAAGCTGTGGACATCAAACGGGAACGGTACACTTGCATCTCCAAGCTCTTTTACCCTTTCCATAGGCTCAAGGCGACGGGTCATACCTACCTTGAACACATTATCACCGAACGAACCAAGGTTGCTTATAACATATACATAACCTGCCTTGCCGTTCTGAAGCTTTATAATATCAGACTTTTTCTGCTCCACATCATTAAGCTGCGCCTGGATTTCCGCAAGACGAGCCTCAAGCATTGCAATCTTTTCGGAATCAACAGTGTTTTCAATCTGCTCTTTGACGTTTTGCATTTCGGTGTGGTACTTGCTTTCCTCTTTTTCGACCTGTTTTCTCTGTGCTTCAAGCTGCTTGCGTTCCTCTGCCTCTTGCCTCATTTGTTCACGGAGAGCACGCTGCTCCTCTTTTATACGTTCCTTTTGTACAAAATATTCATATTCAATTTTTACAGCTTCTAAAAACAAATTCTCGATCTCGGCAATAAATTTTTTCATAGTCGGGGCAATACTCTGATTCCCGTCAACAGCAATCGCATAATACTTGACCGTCATTTCCCTTACGGAATTTTCAGCAATTTCAAGCTTTCCGTAATTAATGCTGTACAGTATATTTTGCAGCTCCGCTTCCAGCGCAATTGTCATAAGCTTGTACAAAGCCGCATTTGTTTTTGTAGTATACCGTCCCTCGTATCTTGCAAGACAATCTTGTATAAGTTTCTTATTCTGGTTGTACAAGCTTCGGAGCTGTTTAACATTCATACAGTTAAGCTGAATCTCAACAGTAGGTTCGAGGCTGTTTAAAAAGCTTTCGTCAAGTTGTGTTTCACCGCTTTTTATGTAGCCTTTATTTGCGCTCTGATAACTTTCAAATAAAGTTTTTGCTTTATACAGCTTCTTTTGCGTTGAATCATAAGTTGACGACACCTTTTCCAATTCTTCGCTAACGTTGCTTAATTCAGAGGACTTCTCATCACGTTCAACCTTTAACGAATTGATTTCATTCTGGATATTCGCAAGTGCCGCCTGTTCCGCCTGCTGTTTTAAACTATCATATATTTTCTGACGGTTACTTTCAAGCTCCTGTACCTCATTGACTTTCAACTCAATTTGCTGTTTATAGTCTTCAGCTTGACGGCAGAGCAAATTAACATCATTATCAAGTTCTTGTTTCCGCTTTTCGATTACTGTTAAAGCTTCACAGTCTTTGCACAGACCCTCTGAGTTTACCCTGAAAAACAAACCTTTTCTGCCGCAGCGTTTGCATTTTGCCATAAAATCACGTCCTTTTCAATATTAATACCCATATGATCCTGCCGGATTATATCCGCTGAAATAACAGTATACTACCTCGCTGAACCTCTGATAGTTTTCTTTAGTTATGTAATAAGAATCGTTTCCCCTTAATGAAACAGTCGCTTCTGCCATAGGTTCTGAAATTTCAAAACAATTAACATACTCTCTTACTGTTCGAACTCCAAAATCATCTGCTATCTGCACAGGACAAAGAATGTTTCGAGCAAAGCAGTTTGCCTCTTTGTCTGTTGATTCACTATCCTTATCGTGTTTTAAAATAATAAGCCCCAGCTCATGAGCAATGGTAAACCTAATAGTAGTTTCGTCCTTAAGTTCATTATAACAAATAATATATCTATTTTTTGACTTATTATAAAAAGTAAATCCGTGTTCACTACTTGCATATTCCCTCAAAAAGGTGTCAAAATCAATTCCTATTTCGTTTGCCAACTCCGAATATGTATGTATTTTTACATTTGAGAGACAACTCACAAGCCGAAAAACATCAATAACCGGCAATCTACCTTGATACTCCGCTAACAACTCATATGCCGCATTTGTCGCTTTTTTTATAGTCAGGAAATTCAATCATCAAAATCCTCCTTAAACATTGCTTTTGCAACGTCAAATAATTGTTTACGTTGTTCTTGTGTCAGATTTTTGGCTTTTCTATTAAACAATATTAAATCATCAGGTAAATCTTCCATTTCATTTCCCATTAAATAATCAGTCGTAACGCCAAAATATTTTGAAAGTTTTGATAAAGTCTCAAGGTCAGGTTCTCTATTTCCATTTTCCCAATTACATACAGTATTCTGTGCTGCACCAACAATTTCTCCTAATTTTGATTGACTTATTTTCTTTTCTTTTCGCAATTCAGCAATTCTATTCATAATTATCCTCCATTGAGATTTATCACGTGCATTGTATCTCTTTACCAAATATTATCACAATAAGAGATTAAAGTCAAGCACATTTTACAAATATCTCAAAAAAGGATTGGCACAAAGAAATTTGTATGTTATAATCCTTTTTTGAGATTAATCAATTAAGATCTCAAAGAAATTTGTTATGCGAGGTGAAAAAAATGTGTGGAATTCATAAGTATCGTTTGGCAAACGGAATGTCCCAAGCAGAATTAGCAAAACGTCTTGATGTATCTCAAAGTACTGTTTCACAATGGGAAACCGGAAATCGAAAACCCGACATAGTTACTCTTAAAAAACTTGCCAAGATACTCGGCTGCACCGCCGACGAACTGCTTGAACCTATCGAAATTTAAAGGAGGAAACCACATGAACGAACTTATCAAGGTAAACTACGACAGCGATCGCCCTACCATATTGGGCAGAGATTTATACGAGGCACTGGAGATAAAAACTCCGTATACTCAATGGTTTGACCGTATGAAAGAGTACGGTTTTTCCGAAAATGCCGATTATACGAGTTTTTCGCAAAAATGTGAAAAACCTCTTGGCGGCAGACCAACCTCTAACCACCAACTTACAATCGAAATGGCAAAGGAAATCTGTATGATACAGCGTTCCGAAAAAGGCAAGCAGTGCCGCCAGTATTTCATTGAACTTGAAAAGCAGTGGAATTCTCCCGAAATGGTTATGAAACGTGCCTTAGAAATAGTCAATCAAAAGGTCGAGGAAATGCGACAGCAGAATAAAACTCTTGAAACCACAGTCGCAGTTCAGACGCAGCAGATATCTGAGCTTCAACCCAAAGCTTCATATTACGACGTTATCCTCAACTGCAAAGACCTTGTAAGCACTACCGAAATAGCAAAGGATTACGGCAAATCCGCAAAATGGCTTAATGCGCTGCTCCATGAACTCGGCGTGCAGTTTAAGCAGGGCGGTATTTGGCTGCTCTATCAGAAATACGCAAAATGCGGTTACACAAGCACCAGAACTCACAATTATCTCGATAATGCCGGGAACACTCATGCAAAAGTTCACACTTACTGGACACAAAAGGGCAGGATTTTTATTTACGATTTGCTCAAGAGCAGGAATATATTCCCGAACGTTGAAAAATCGGCGTAACCATACAAAAGGAGCGGAACACCCATGATGTACAATGAATTTATAAACCGCCTGACGGAAGGCGTAAAGCGTCCTAACAACAACGAATACAGCGTAATCGAACAGGTATATGCTTCCCACCCGTCCATAAGTGAAAGAGGACATGAGGGGCAGGAGCAGATCGCGCGGCTTTACAGCGAGTTCGGAATGCGTATAATTTACGATATGCTCCCTACCGCGAGAGAAGCCGAACGACTCAGAACAGAGCTTATCTCCGCAAGAAATAGGGTCGAACGCATTACCGAGGAACTCAAAGAATTATCAATGAAGTGAAGGGAGAATCACTATGATACCGAAAGAAATCGAAGGCAAAACGCCCGACACCGTAATGACCGCATCGGACGGTCGCCGAATCGAGCTGTACGGCAAGCCGTCAACGGAGCTTCTGGCGCAGGCTGTATGCCGTGAGCTCGTCAAACGAACCGATGAGAAGATCAGAGAAAGGCTGAAGGAGTTAAGAGAATGCGGGAAATAATAATGTGCGTTATCGTCGGAGCTGTGCTGGGATTGTTTATATTACAGTTTGCACAGCTCATGGACGAAACGTTTTTCGGGAGACGATGACGACGATGAGGACAAGCTGTAAAGGGTGCATATATTATCAGCACCTATCTTCTGTCAAGAACTCACCGGAAGTATGTCACTATGCGATATACACCGGAGTTCCAAGAGGCTGCACTACAGAAAATTGCAATAAGTGAAAGGAGCATGAAAATATGCCTAAAGGTCAGAAAACACCTGTTGAACAGATACAGATAATCAAAGAGCTTCGCGCCGAGGGAAGGAGCGTTTCTCAGATTGTTACACAGACGGGAGTCCCTCAGACTACTGTCACAAGGATATGTAAAATGTTCGAAAACACAAAAAAAGAGCCCGTACCGTCTGCAAACGATACGAGCCCAAAAGAAACTTCTACAAGGAATATTATACCCGAAATTTCCGCAGATGTCAACCCCTGCGACGAAGTTTCCGACGAAGATTTCTGCTGCGAGGTCACGGGCGATACCGATATTGAAGCGTACATGGCTGACCGCGAGAAATTTTTCAAGGAGGTCAAAAAGAAAAGAGCCGTACCCGAAGCCGTTCTGGAAGCGTGCCGCGAGAGACGAAAAGCTCTGCTGCAAAAGACGGACAAGCTGCTCGAAGAGATCAAATTCTGCAATGAGCAGATAGATGTACTCACAGATTTCTTGAAGGAGGTGCAGGGATGAATATCGATACACTTAACGAAATGGGAATATACATTTTGTCTTCCCTTATTCATCAGCTTCAGGATATAAATAAAGCACTTTGGACTTACATCGACAATGAATGCGAAGCTATTTACGACGAAAAACTGAGATCCACGATAGACACAATAAGTGAAGTAGTTGCAGCAGAGGAAACTGTACTGAAACAAACAAATGAGGCTTGTGACGACCTTATTGACACTTTGGAAGTTTTTGCTATGGAAAGTGGGGCGCAGAAATGAACAGCTGCATATATGATCCTTATGATGAGTGCTTACACAGCTGTCCGAACTGTCCTCAGTTTGAGGGCGGAGGTTATTATGATGAGTTTGACCCTTACGATCGCGACGATCTTGACGAGGAGGAATAAAAAATGAAGTATGACAGCAGCATGACCCCGTTTCACAAAGACATTACCGCCGCGCTGCGGTATATGCTTAAAGACGATTCGAAGATAACCGAGAAATTCAGCCCCGATGATAGCTCACCCACTCTGCTTAAGGATTACCTTAAACTGCATTACGGGAAGCCATACTCCAGCCATATCGGCAACGGTATGCGCTATTCCTGCAATTTTTCAAAGGGCTTTGAATTGACATTCGATATTATTCTGAACAACCTCGGCGACAAAAATCTTACGCTCTCCTGGTCGCAGGTAACAAAATTCATCCGTGACAACTGGGAAGAGATTTTCAAGAAAACGGAAGATACGCAGCCGTCCGAAAAACAGCCTAAAGAAGAACAGCCTACATATATTGATAAGCTGCGAGAGAAATACCCAAAGATCAATGAGACGGACGAGTGGTTTGATGAGATTTACTGTCCTTCCGAGCTGCTTAACGGTGAAGGCGTAAGCTACATAGACGATAAAAAATGCGCATACGGTGAGAGTGACGACGCTTGCCAAAAATGCTGGAGAGAGCGGTGTCCCGAAAACGTATCTTTTGCAGACGATACCGACGATTTTGAAAAAGCTTACTTCAAGCATTATCCCGAAGAAAAGGCTGACGAAGCCGTTCTCAAAACGTCGGAAGAAAAATCCGAGACGGACGATTCCGCGGGAAATCAAATCATTTCACAAAATGCGAATGAAATTTCCGAGACATTCAATTACGCCGTGCTTTCTGTGGAAATAGGCGATTACCTCAGAAGCAAGGAACAGCAGCTCAAAAACGAGTATATGAGCTTCACGGCAAACTGCGGAGCGATATTTGCGGAGGCTCAGGAAAGGCTTGCTAAGCATGGCTTCGGTGAAAATAACGGCATTTTTGAGAAGTGGATAACTTCAATGGGATTCGCTAAACCTACCGTTTACAGAATGATAAGTATATATAATTTCCGTTCGTCTCAAATTGAGACGAACGAGGGGCAAACATTCTTTGACACTCTTCCTAAAACATTACAAGCGGATATCTCGGCAAAATCTGCTCCTTCCGAGCTTGTCAAACAGGTCATGGACGGCGATATCACCACACACGCGGAATATATCAAGCTCAAAAAAGAGCTTGAAGAGCAGCGTAAGCAAAATGAGATTCTCGAAGCCGATAACAAACTACTTAACTGTGAAGCTGAAGAAAATGATCGAGAATATGCTGCAATGGCAGATCGTGAAGATCAATACGAAAACAAAATACATGAACTGAACCGTCGGATCAAAGAGCTTGAATCAAAGCCCGTTGACGTTGCTGTCGATGTGGACGAGCTTAACCGCAGGCTCGCGGAGAAAACGGTCGAAATGCAGAACAGCTTAGCTCAAAGTATTGCCGAAGAGCGTCGGGATTTTGCCGAAAAGCTTGACCGCATGGAGGACGAGCAGGAGAAGCTCGAAGCTGAAAACGAAGTTCTTAAAAATCAGCTTGCGAACAGGTCAAAAAATGAGGACGTGTATGTTCTGGTATTCACAAAGTCGGAGATCGACGCTCTGACAAGAGGAAAAACTCCCGACGATATTTCGGCAAGAGCGAAGAATGCAATAAAAATAGGAGGATAAAATTATGACCTTATATACAATGGCAAACGAATTTCTTGAACTTTTCAACAGCCTTGAGGCTATTTCCTCAATGGAGTTTACTCCCGACGGCAAGGGCGGATTTACGGACGACGACGGTAATACCGTTGATCCTGCCGCAATCCGCTGCGAAATGGAGCAGAGTTGGTTTGACACGCTCGAGGGTATGGAGGGAGAATTTGAGCTCAAGGCAGAGAATGTTGCAGTATACATAAAACAGCTTGAAAGCGAATCCAAAATGCTGGAGCTTGAGGAAAAAGCTCTTGATAAGCGTATCAAGGCAAAGGATCACTGCGTAGAGCGGTTGAAGGATTACCTCAAAACCTGCCTCGAACTCACCAAGCGCAGCAAGATAGAAATGCCTCATGCAGTAATATCGATTAAAGACAACCCGCCATCTCTGCAGTTTACGGACGAATGTCTTTTCATTGGGTGGGCTGAAAATCACGACAGGGACGACCTGCTTAAATACTCGGATCCCACTCCGAGAAAAGATGTAATCAAAAAGAAGATAAAATCCGGAGAGAATATCCCTTACACGGAACTTGTGCAGAAAAAAGGCATTACAATAAAGTGAGGCGTCATTTATGGGAATGGGAATTTTAATAATCGGGAACAGCGGCTCGGGGAAGTCAACATCTATGCGTAATTTCGGCAAAGACGAGATAACGCTTATCAACGTGAACGGAAAACCGATGCCGTTCAGAGGCGGATTCACAGATACTTACAATACCGACAATTACGACGAGGTCGCTAAGCTCATGAAAAATCAGAACAAGAAAATAATCGTGCTTGACGATGTGCAATGTCTTCTCAGCAACGAATTTATGAGAAGAGCGCACGAAAAGGGTTACGATAAATTCACCGAAATGGGAGAGAGGTTCTGGACGCTCGTAAAAAGCGTTTCAGACCTGCCCGAGGACGTGCTTGTGTATTTTCTCGGTCACACTCAGACGGACGACAGCGGCATCGAGCGATTCAAAACCATCGGCAAAATGCTAGACGAAAAAATATTCGTTGAGGGTATGTTCTCGGTCGTACTGAAAACGGTATGCAGCGACGGAAAATATTTCTTTACCACAAACACCAACGGTCACGATACAGTCAAGTCGCCAATGGGAATGTTCGCTTCTTCGGTGATCGATAACGACCTCAAGGCAGTAGACGACGCTGTGCGGAATTATTACAGCTTCACTCCGCCTGAGATATGCGAGGACTGCGGACGGGAGATAAGACCGTTCAAAAGCTACACCGTAACAAAGCTCGTTGAGGGCGGCATAAAAGCATATGGCAGGAAGCTCTGCTGGGAGTGCTGCAAAAAAGCCAAGGCTTCCAAGGCGGTGACGGATAATGAGCCGGCTCCGTGATTATCAGACTGATATCATCGACCGTGTCCGGGAGGCATATAGGGAGGGATATAAATCGCCCTGTATCGTTCTCCCCTGCGGCGGCGGGAAATCGATAATAACTGCGGAGATTGCCAAACAGACGACATACAAGCATAATCGGGTGCTTTTCCTCATACACCGTCAGGAGCTCCGGGAACAGATCATCAGCACGTTTTCCCGATGGGGAGTTGATATGTCTCTTTGCAGCGTTATGATGGTTCAGACGGCGGCTCGGAAGACAGACAAGCTCTCTCCTCCCCGACTAATCATTACCGATGAAAATCATCATTGCCTTGCAAGATCCTACAAGAAAATTTACGAAGCTTTCCCGAGAGCAAGCCGTCTCGGAGTAACCGCTACGCCTATACGGCTTAACGGCGACGGTCTGGGAGATGTCAACGATATACTTGTGGAGGGCGTTTCCGCGAAATGGCTTATTGAAAACAGCTATCTTTCGCCTTATGATTACTATGCTCCGAGCGTTGCCGACCTCACGGGGCTTAAAGTGACGCACGGCGAATACAATGCTGCCGACATAGAAAAGTGCCTTAACAAATCAGCAATATTCGGAGACGTAATTGCAAATTACAAACGTCTTGCAAACGGTATGAAAGCGGTCTGCTACTGCGCTTCGATAACACATTCGGAGCGTATGGCAGAGGCTTTCAACGCCGCAGGAATAGATGCCGCTCACATTGACGGCAGCACACCTGTGCAGGAGCGTGCGGATATTATCAGGCGGTTTCGCTCGGGCGCAATAGATATTCTCTGCAACGTTGATTTGATATCCGAGGGCTTTGATGTTCCCGACTGTTCCTGCTGCATACTGCTCAGACCGACAAAGTCGCTGACGCTGTACATTCAGCAGTCAATGCGATGTATGCGGTATCGCGAGGGCAAGCGTGCAGTCATAATCGATCATGTGGGAAATTACGCCCGTTTCGGAATGCCCGATGATGATCGGGAATGGTCTCTCGACAAGGCAGACAAAAAGGAATCGCAGAAAAAGCAAGCCTCCGAGGCTGTTACCGCTCGATTATGTCCTCATTGTCTTGCGGTATTTCCGCCTGCGGCAATATGTCCTTACTGCGGATTTGTGTTCCCCGCAAAGGAACGGAATATCGAGGAGAAGCAGGGCTATCTTGAGAAGATCGAAGGGTTTAAGCTTGATTTTTCTACGCCTGCCGACTGTCACAGTTACTCCGAGCTTGTGAGCTATGCAAAATCTCACGGCTATAAAAAAGGCTGGGCGTATTACAGAGCAAAGGAGCGCGGCTACATATGACAGAAGAACACGCAATACAGAATGCGATAAGGATCGCGCTTTCCGAAAGAGCGATCGTATTCCGCGCGAACGTCGGCAAGGTCAAAATGGCAGACGGAAGATTCTTTGATACGGGGCTACCCGCGGGATTCTCCGACCTGTTCGGCTTTCGCGCGGACGGCAGGATCTTTTTTATTGAGGTCAAAGCTCCGGGCGGCAGAGTGAGCAAGGTTCAGGAGCATTTTCTCGAAACGGTAAGAAAATACGGTGCGCTGTCGGGAGTTGCGCGAAGCGTCTCCGATGCGCTGAAAATTATAGAGGAGGAATAAAAGATGGGATTTTCAACAAATTATTCGGAGGTCAAGGAAGGCACCGAGCTTATCCCAAAGGGAAAATATGAGGTCATAGTCGGGTCGGCTGAATTTGCGGAAACGAAAAGCGGAACAAAATATATAGACGTGCGCATGGTAATACGCAACGATATCCGGCAGAACTGTCAGAACCGCATAATTTTTCACAAAATATGGAAGGTTCGCGAGCCTTCCGCAAACGATGCTATGACGGAGGGCTACAGCTTTAAGCAGCTTATGAGCCTTGCAAGCGGTCTTGATCTGCCTTCGGGAAAAAACTATGCAAGCGTTGCAGAGCTTGCAAGGGATTTTGTCGGCAAATGCTGCAATGCGGAGGTCATTATCGAGCACGACGATAAATACAGCGACAAAAACTCCGTCAGATACATAAACAAGACAAAATGTCTGCCGTGTGCGCATCAGATGAAGCAGTCGACTGCAAAGCCTGCACCGACAGCTTCAAAGTCCGCAAACGCATTCTCGCAGCCGCAGCCGAAAACACCCGCAGGGCTTGAAGAATTTGAAGATATCACCGACAACGATACGCCGTTCTGAGCAAGGAGCAATAAGCTATGTACGAAAAAATTCCGCAGGAACTTAAAAATTACAACAACTGGGTATGTTGGCGGGCATACCCCGATCCGCGCGAGGACGATCCCGACCACGTCGGGAAGATACCCGTTGACCCCAAAAGCGGCGGCAACGCGTCAAGTACCGATCCCGAAACATGGTCGGACTTTGAAACTGCCGTCAAGGCTTCGGAGAAATTCAGCGGTATCGGGTTCGTTTTTACAAACTCGCCGTTCTTCGGCGTTGATCTTGACAAAATTTCTGATGATATAGAAAGCTACAGGCAGGGCGGCGACGGTATCGTTTCGGAATTTCTCTGCGCTCTCAGCTCTTACGCGGAGCTTTCCGTCAGCGGCAAGGGTCTGCACATAATTTGCAAAGGCTCGCTTCCCGAAGGCAAACGAAGAAGCGGCTGCGTCGAAATGTACGAAACGGGCAGATTTTTCACAATGTCGGGAAAAGCTATATCCGATCTTCCGATCGCCGACTGCACCGAAAGCATTAAGCCGCTGCATAAAAAATATCTCGGCGATAAACAGAAAAATCGAGCCCCTGCCGCAGAACGCACCGCAATAACAGACGAGACAATAAACAGCCGCCTGCAAAAAGCATACACATCACGTCAGGGAACGTTGCTGTCCGATCTTATGCAGGGCAGCTGGCAGGGCGCGTACAAATCGCAGTCAGAAGCAGATCTTGCGCTGTGCAATATCCTTGCATTCTGGCTCGGAAAGGATTTTGGCGCTATCGACAGCGTATTCCGCAGCTCGGGACTTATGCGCGAAAAATGGGATCGAAAAACGGGTTCGTCTACCTATGGAGCTATGACAGTTACGGAAGCGATAAACGGCTGCACAGAGGTCTACAATGAATCGCGCAAAACCGTTAACGACTATTTTCTGACGATCGGTGCCGACGGTGAGACTGCCGTCACCGACACCGAGGGACATGAGGTAAAGCGTTACACTCTTGACGACACGGGCAACGCCGAGCGGCTTGTGGACAATTTCGGAGAACGGCTGCATTACAGCTATCCGAACAAGACCTGGTACTACTGGGACGACCGCAGGTGTCAGCCCGACGAAACAGGCACGATAAAACGCGTTGCAGACGCCGCGATCGACCTTATGAACGACGAGATAGCCATATATCAGCGGCTTGACGAACAATCTGGAGAAATCAAGCTCGACAAAGCGGGTAACCGTGCTGACGGCGATCTGACCAAAGCCTTCCGCAAGCATATCAGAGCGACCCGAAGCTCAAAGTCAAAAAACGCTATGATAACCGAAGCACAGCACCGCGTCTCTATTATGCCGAACGATTTCGACAGGTTCAAATTCCTGCTCAATACCAAAAACGGCGTTATCGATCTTGCCAAAGACCGCATAATTCCCCATGACAAGCAGCTGCTGATAACAAAGCTTGCGGGCTCGGAGATCGCGGAAACAGCTGACTGTCCCTTGTGGGAGAAATTTCTTAACGATATATTCTGCGGCGACAGAGATCTTATCCGCTACATACAGAAAGCCGTCGGTTACAGCCTTTCGGGGTCAACGCAGGAACAATGCGTGTTTTTCCTTTTCGGCAACGGCTCAAACGGCAAAAGCACATTTCTTGAAATAATCCGTGCGATGATGGGCGACTACTGCGTCAATGCACAAGTGGAGACTCTCATGACAACGCATAAAGCCTCGGGAGCGGCAAGCTCCGACATTGCACGGCTCAAGGGAGCGCGGCTTGTAACGGCGAACGAACCTAACGAGGGAATGCGTCTTGACGAGGGTCTTATCAAACAGCTGACGGGCGGTGACACGGTTACGGCAAGATTTCAGTATGCAAGCGAATTCGAGTTCACGCCCGAGTTTAAAATATGGCTTGCAACAAACCACCGTCCGATCATACGGGGAACTGACAACGGTATCTGGCGCAGGATACGTCTTATCCCGTTTTCAGCGCAGCTTGATGAGGGCAAAAAAGACGTTGCTCTGCCCCGCAAGCTCAGAGCGGAGCTGCCCGGGATACTGCGCTGGGCGGTGGACGGTTACAAGCTCTACAAGCAGGAGGGGCTGCGTATGCCCAAAGCCATCAAGCAGTCGGTCGATGAATACCGCACGGAGATGGACGTTATTTCAATGTTCCTGCAAGCCTGCTGCAGCGTCGGAGACGGCTCGGAAGCATCATCAACACTCTATGCGATATACTGCCGATGGGCTGCTGACAACAACGAATACACGATGTCGCATACGAAATTTACTACCGAGCTTATCAAGAGAGAGGGTATCACCAAAACAAGAAAAAAAGATGGAATATTTTTCTCCGGATTGACTCTTCAGGACTGGTGCAGAAATTTTTAAGGGTGTAGGGTTGTGTAGGGTTGAAGGGTTATTTCTAAACCTTTCTTAGTAATTTGAAAAAAATAAAATATATATATAAAAGTCTATGAAAAGGGTGCAAACCCTACACAACCCTACACCGATTTTCAAGGAGGTTTTACAATGAGAAAATTCAAGCCGCCGCTTCCCGATTTCTCCGATCCCAAGGTCTGGCAGGAGCTTAAAAGGCAATGCTATGACGGAACTATCGAATACGAGGGCTTTCCTGCCGATGAATACAAGTATTTCGATCAGCTGAGATTGATATATCTGAATTATCAGTTTAACAATCTTCCGAAAAGCGAAGCTGAGGAATCAGAACGTGAGCTGCGTTCGGAATATGAGCGGTCAAAGGAAAAAGGCAGGCAGACTTTCAGGGTATACAGCGAATACCAGGAAAATATACGAAAGTCCGAGCTGCTGCATGCTAAGCTCGAAAAAGGAAAAACTCTTCGGGATAAGCTTGAAGCTGCGCTCGAGATCATCGGCTTGCTTGTCGGAGATGTTGATCTAAAAAACAGGAATCTGAAAAATTTTAAGATAAGGGAGAATAAAAAATGAAAGAAGCTGCCGAAGCTTGGAACAGGAGGGCTGAAAGTGATTAATTTTATAAGGTTTGAATTAATCTGTATCGCTTTACAATTAATATTTTTTATTCCAGTTTACCTCAATTGGAAAAAAGATTGCAAAAAAATAGGCAAAGAAAATCTTGCCGTGAGCTTAAAAGAGCGTTTTTTTGCGTGGCTTATATATTTTCCTATATGGGCAATGCCGATAATTATCCAAATTAGGAGGGTTGACAATGGCTGAATACATAGAGCGCGAAAAAGTTTTGAAGGTGCTTAACAGCATAGGCGGCTGCGGAGCAGAGCCTGACAGTTGGGCGAATGGCTGGGACAAGGCTATTGATACAGCTATTAGTGAACTGGAGAAAATTACTGCCGCCAATGTTCGCCCCGAAAGGCACGGGTGTTGGTTGCCTGTTGAAGGTGATGTTATTTTTGCCTGCTCTAATTGCAAAAATACGGTATCAACAAGTTGGGACTATGAAAATTGTGATGATATGTTTTCATATTGCCCATACTGCGGCGCGAAGATGAAGATCAAGAAATAACAAAAAAATCCGAAAATTTTAGACACGACTTTAAGGAGGGATCAGCTTGACGGCAAAGGAGTATTTGCAGCAGGCATACATAATCGACAGAAAGATAAAGCTCGACGCCGAAAAGCTTGCCGCTGCCCGGTCGGAAGCATACGGCAGGGCGGTACGTTATGACTCGGACGGAACGAAAGCAACGCCTAAAGGCAATACCGCCGAGGCGGCTCTCCTTCGTGTGGCTGAACTGGAGGAGCGGCTAAAAGCTGACACAGACAAGCTCTATGCCAAGCGGAGCGAAATTGAGCAGGCTATTAATTCCGTACCCGATGAGATTCAGAGAGAAGTGCTCACGCGGCGGTACCTGCTATATCAGCGTTGGGATGTTATTGCGGAGAAGATGTGCTATTCCGAAAGACAAATATTCAGAATTCACGGCTGTGCCTTAAAAGCTGTTGAAAAGATGTCAGTGAATGTCAGTAAATAATGTGTTATACTGTATAATGAGCAAAGCAATATAAAATAAAGCCAAAACCGCCCCGAATGGAGCGGCAGGCTCGCTTTGCGTTATTCAATATGGAGCTGTTCCTTCAAGGCGGACTGCAAAACAGCCGAGAAGTTTATATTCGCCTGTTCTGCGGCAGTATTGAGCCATGCCGGGATAGTGCAGTTTTTGCGTATTGCTTTCGAGCCGTACTTTTCAGCATAGCTGTCCATATCAAGTAAAATCAGATTAACGAATCCTCCCGGATATTCATCGGACTTTACATCTTCGGGGCGGGACGCCTTCGGAGGCTTATCTCCGTTTTCGATCTCGTCCAGAACCCAACCGGAAGCGGCGTCTACAGCCATTTCAATAGCTTCTTCAAGAGAATCCCCCTGTGTTACGCAGCCGGGCAAGTCGGGAAAGGTAACACAGAAGCCGTCATGCTTCTCAAGCGGTTCAAATACTGCGGGATAAATAAGTTTCATAAAATACCTCCAATCGCAGAGCTTATTTCAGCCCTGCTTGTTTCAAAATGCTTTTTACTGTAACAGGGTCTAAGTCACCGCAATGCTTTGGAATCGTGACCTTTCCGCTTTTAACGGGGTGCTTATACTGATTATGCGAACCGCGACAGCCGATATAATACCAACCGTCATCAAGAATTATTCGCTCTATCTCACGGAATTTCAATCACCCTCACCTCTTGATAATATTATAACACGCACTATGCGCATTGTCAAGTGCTTTTACAAACTTTTTTTCAGAAATTTGCATATTTTTCTGCCGTCCGAAAGGGCGGTTTTTCTATGCCGTGAAACACCGAAAGGAGGCGACCTGTCACGGGCAAAACAAACAAACCGAAATACACTTCAGCCGCAAAAATGCAGGAGGCTGTGGACGCATATTTTGCCGACTGCGAGGGTCACCCCCTCAAGGACGAATGCGGCGAAATCGTGAAAAATAAAAACGGAAGTCCCGTTATCGTCGGAGCTCACCCTCCGACGGTCACGGGACTTGCTTTATGGCTTGGCTTCAAGACGCGTCAGTCTCTGCTCAATTATCAGCACCGTTCCGATAAATTCAACGAGATCCTCACCGTTGCAAAGTCACGGTGCGAAGAATATGCGGAGCGGCGGCTTTACGACCGCGACGGCGTAAACGGAGCGAAATTCTCGCTTGCAAATAACTTCAAGGGCTGGCGGGAAAAGCCCGAAGAGGACGATTCCGAAGCCCTCGGCAAATTGGACGAGGTTCTCTCCAAGATCGGGGGTGGAAACTGATGCCGTTCTCCCCTATGCAGCTTGAATATTTCCGAAACGCTTCTCACCGATGGAACGTCAAATCGGGGGCTACGCGTTCGGGCAAAACATATATGGACTATTATCTTATCCCTAAGCGCATAAGAGCCGTTTCGGGAACGGACGGACTTGTCGTTATCCTCGGCAACACAAAGGGCACTTTGCAGCGTAACATAATCGAACCGCTGCGCGATATATGGGGTTCTGCGTTCGTGACGGATATACGTTCGGACAATACGGCGGAGTTGTTTGGCGAACGCTGCTACTGCTTAGGCGCGGATAAGGTCACGCAGGTCAACAGGCTGCGCGGCTCGTCGATAAAGTACTGCTACGGCGACGAGGTCGTAACATGGCACCCCGACGTGTTCGAGATGCTCAAATCCCGTCTTGACAAGTCATACAGCAAATTTGACGGAACATGCAACCCCGAAGGACGGCATCACTGGTTCAAGAAATTTCTTGACAGCAATGCCGATATCTACTGTCAGCAATACTCCATAGATGATAACCCTTTTCTGCCTGCCGAGGTCTCCGATAATCTCAAGCGGGAATATTTCGGCACGGTCTATTATGACAGGTATATTCTCGGTAAGTGGGTAAACGCCGAGGGGCTTATCTACCGCAGCTTCGCCGACGCTCCCGAGAGCTTTATCATTGACAGTCTCGATAAATACGATATTGCCTTTGCGACAATAGGCGTTGACTTCGGAGGCGGCACATCGGCTCATGCGTTCAATTGCACGGCTTTCACAAGAGGTTTTCATGAGATCATAACCATTCACGACTACCGCAGGAAGGACGCTGCAACTCCGCAGAAACTTTACGATGACCTCGGTAAATTCATTGCGGAATGCAGGCTCATCGCGGACGGGCGTTTTCGTATAACCGATATGTACTGCGACAGCGCGGAGCAGACGCTCATCGGCGGGATAAGAACCGAAGCTGCAAAAAACGGCTGGAAGATCAATGTGCATAACGCAAAAAAGAAAGAGATAAACGACCGTATCCGTTTCTACTGCATTATGCAGGGCGCAGGACGTTACAAGATAATGCGAAGCTGCAAAGCTACGACAGACGCGTTCTCGGAAGCTATGTGGGATCCGAAGGCGGTCACAAAGGACGTTCGTCTTGACGACGGGACCACGAATATAGACAATCTCGACGCGCAGGAATATTCCGCCGAGCCGTATATGAACGACATTCTGAATATGGGGTGATAGATTGATACTGAGAGATTACAAGGCGGCGTTTCCAAATGAGGATGTGCCGAACCTCGAAAGCTTTTACAATGATATGTACAACTGGAGCGAAGTTTATAAAGGCAATCCTTATTGGAACAAGGTGAAATGCTCGGGACTGTACAAAAAAGGTTTGCGCAGGATGAATCTGCTGAATGCAGGAAAAGTACTTTGCGATGAGATGTCTGTGCTGTGCTTTGCAGAACAGGTCGAAATCGCTTGCGACAATGAAAAATACAAGGTATATATTGACAAACTGATAAGCGATCAGGGGTTCTGGAAGCACGTTCCCGAGATGATCAGCCGTGCATTCGCAGAGGGCGGCGGAGTTCTCCGCGAGTACATAAAAGATGGTAAGGTATGCGTTAACTACATATCGGCAGCGGACTTTCTTCCGCTCTCTTGGGATAACAAGCGTATAACCTCGGCTGTGTTCCGCTCGTCTTCGTTTAAAAGCGGTTTTTACTATACTGTATTTGAACGGCAACAGTTTCTTCCGAACGGCAGGAACAGATCGGAAACCTTCCTGTTCAAGTCGAAAAACGAAAACAGCATCGGTAACAGATGCAGTCTTGATGAGCTGTTCGACGATGCTCCCGATTTTGTTGAATCGGACATTCCGTTCCCAACGTTTCAGTATTTTCATCCCGATGTAACGAACAACATTGATTTCTATACGCCAATCGGGATTTCGGTTTACGCAAATGCTCTTGATACCTTGCAAGCACTTGACGTTGCATTTGACAGTTTCGCCCGGGAATTTATTCTCGGCAAGAAGCGTATAATCGTCCCGAGCAGCTGCGTTCAGACGGTAGTCGACATCGAAACGGGCGAACAGACAAGATATTTCGACTCGGACGACGAGGCTTATGTTGCGCTGCGCTGTGATGAGGAGCGGGATCTGAAGATAATCGACAACACGGTCGAGCTTCGTGTGGACGAACATATAAAGGCTATCAATGCGTTGCTGAATATCCTCTGTTTTCAAACGGGACTTTCCGCAGGAACGCTTTCCTTTGATGCAACCGAGGGCATGAAGACCGCAACGGAAGTTATCTCGCAGGAGAGCAAGACGGCTCGAACGGTCAAGGGTCATAAAAATCAGCTTGTTGAGCTTTTCGAGGAATTCTTCCATGCTGTAATTGAGCTTGGAATAAACCTTGGTGATATTCCGAGAGCAGAATACAAGCTTTCCATAGGCTTCAAAGACAACGTCATCATTGATGAAAACACTCTCATCGACAACAACATAAAGCTCACGCAGGCAGGACTGCAAAGCAAGATTGACGCTGTTATGGAGATATTCAAGTGTGATGAAGAAACGGCAAAAGAAAAGCTCAAACGCATCGCAAAGGAACAGAACATGGGCGGTGCGGAACTTGACGATCTTTTCGGTGGTGAAAAAGCATGACAAGGCTTGAACTTATGGAGCTTGCGGAAGAATGTTCCGATGTGCTTATTGCTATGGAAGATGATCTTCTGCAAAACATAGCCGAATATCTTTCCGGGGGTCGGACGGATATTCCCGCAGCGCAATGGAAGATACAGCAGCTCGCTTCTCTCGGGAAGCTTGACAAAGCGAATATCCGCACGATAGCCGAATACTCGGGCATTGCTGCTGATATGGAAGAGATCGCAATGACAAGGTCAGCACTGAAAGCGGTCGGTGAAATGGACGAGGGCTTTGGAAAGCTTGCAGCGGATTGTATCATATCGGGAACGGAAGTACCTATGGAAGAAACGGCTTTGCAGACGGCGGCAATGTTCAGCAAGCAGGCGAAAGACCGTTTAAACAAAGTCAACACTGTGATGCGGTACTTTGCAAAGAACACAGCAGCTGCGGCGGTGTATAAGGCTGAGGAGCTTATCAACAAGCAGCAGCATCTTGACACGCTTAACAAGGCAGCCGGCAAAGTCATAATGGGCGCAGAAAGCCGACAGACAGCCGTTCGACAATGTATAAAGGAAATGTCGGAAAAGGGTATTCCTGCGTTTGTGGATGCGGCAGGGCGGCAATGGTCGCCCGAAGCATATATCAATATGGACGTTCGCACTACCTGTTCCAACGTCGCACACGAAGCACAGTTCACCCGAATGAACGACTATGGCATTGACCTTCTGGAAGTTGATTCCCACGCAGGAGCTCGTCCGAAATGTGCGCTCGATCAAGGGGAAATTTTCAGCAAAAGCGGAAAGCACAAGAAGTATCCTGCTTGGAGCACTTCAAGCTACGGTGAGCCCGACGGGATTCTCGGCATAAACTGCGGTCATCACATTTACCCTTATATCGAGGGCGTTTCCACGCAGACGTATTTCCCCTACGACAAGGAGGAAAACGACAAGCTATACAAGCAGAAGCAGGAACAGCGCAGGCTTGAACGTGAAGTGCGTTCGGCAAAGCGCGAATTTTCGATGCTGAACGCCGCAGGCGACAAAGAGGGAGCAAAGCTTGCTAAGGAACGTGTGAAGAGCAGGACGGCGGCTTACAACGCATACTGCGAAAAGACGGGACTTCCGAGGAAAGCGGATCGATTAACTGCGCAAGGATATAAGACGAAGGCGGAGAATGAGAAAAAGGCACTCCTAACGCTTGACAAAATCGGCGGAAGTGGTATAATAGATTTAGGACGTGATGAGATGGCTCTTGAATATCAGCGTTACGGACGTAATAAAGATACCCTCATAAATAAAGCGTATATTGACAGCGGTGAGTATCGGCGTAAATTTGATAATATTACCGATAATCCCGAAGTCAACAAAACATTATACAATTGTGCGAAAACAGCTTTAAAGCACCGCAGCGGCACAGAGTTTGAGGATATGTACTGGATTGACAGTAATTCGGGAAAAATAGTTGCTCAAGAGATAAGTTCATCTGACAAACGAGCAATTATCTACTCAGATAAAACGCGAAAGGCAGTACAAAATAATAACGGATTATTGGCATTACACACTCACCCCAGCAGTATGCCACCAAGTGCAGCTGATTTTAATTCGTGTTTGAGAAATAAATATAAAATCGGCTATGTAATGTGTCATAACGGCAAAATATTTGCATATACTTCCGAACAAGAGATAAGCGAAGGTTTATACAGCCTTTATATTGAAGAGTTTTTATCTGACGGAAAAAGCGAATATGATGCTCAAATTCTGACGTTAAGAAAGTTAAAAATCAATTATGCAATAAATTTTTGGGAGGTTGATTAAATGGAAATGGAAGCTTTTTTAGATGATAACGTTGTAATTCCCGATTGGATAAAAAAAATGACCCCGGAAGAGAAACGCGCCGAAATAGAGCGCCTTGAAAATGAAGCAAGAGAACAAAAAGCCAAAATATTAGCTGATAAAAAATCAAAATAGTCCCGTTTCAAACCGCTTTGAACAATTCGAGGCGGTTTTTCTATATCAAAAAGTAAATAAGTTTACAAGCGTTTTGCAGTCGACTGCAAGACGCTTTTTTATTGCCCGAAACGTGCTGAACGGCGTTAAAATCCGCATGGAGCAACGGTCTACCCGACCTTAAAGGAGGAATTGCAATGTCAGAAGAAACAAACACAACCGTAACCGAAACCAATACGGCTGAAAACAGCGGAGGTGATCCGAAACAGCCTGTAAGCTCACCGAGCGAAAAGGGTGTATCTGCGAACGAAGGCGCGGAAAAAACCTTCACACAGAAAGAGCTTGACGATATTGTTAAGCAGCGGCTCGAAAGAGAGCGCAAAGGTATGCCGTCAAAGGACGAGATGAAAGCGTTCAGAGAATGGCAGGATTCGCAGAAAACCGCCGAACAGCTCTCCGCAGAGAAAGTCACGGCTGCCGAGAACGGCAAGGCTGAAGCTGAAAAGCGGGCGGAAGCTGCGGAAGCAAAGTGCGCAGCATTCTCAAAAGGGGTAAAGTCCGAAGCTGTGGACGACGTTATCGCGCTTGCTATGGCCAAGGTCGGCGATGATAAGACTGTGGGGCAAGCTATTGACGAGGTAATAAAGAAATATCCGTCATTCTGCGGCGGAAACCATCAAGCGGGCTTCACAAGCGGAGTGGATTTTTCGGGCGGTAATAACACAAAAGACGGGGTAACAGCGGCATTTCTCGCACGAAACCCTAATCTCAAAATTTAAAGGAGGATAATTTTATGGCACATGAATCGCAGACGAGATACTCAAGCCTTGTGCTTGCTAAGATTCGTCAGGAGCTTGTACTCAAGGACGGCGTTATTTTCAACAAGGACTATGAAGGTTCACCCTCTGCCGGTATGGTAAAGATACCCGTAAGAGATACGGAAGTAGCTGTTTCCGATTATGACAGGGCAAACGGCATCAAGGCCGGTACAAGCTCCACCACATATGAGAATTTTAACATCACAAAAGACAAGGCTGTAAACGAGGTAATCGATAAATATGATGCGCAGACCGTTCCCGATAACCTTGTTGCTGACAGACTCGACAGCGCAGGCTACTCGCTTGCAAAGCAGGAAGACACAGACGGTGCTTCTGTTCTTATCGCTGGTGCTACACCTATGAACATCGGTGTTCTTTCCGAAGATAATATCTACAGCGTTATCGTTGATATCCGCAAGGAAATGTCAAAGGCAAACATTCCGAATGACGGAAAGCGTTATTTGCTTGTTACTCCGGACACACTTTCATTTATTCTCAAATCCCCCGAATTCATCAAAGCGTCTTCTCTCGGCGACGCTGTTGTTCAGACAGGGGCTGTGGGTAAGATCGCGGGCTTTAATGTTATTGAATGGAACGACATCACCGCAAACCTTGCTATGATAGCGGGTCACCCGAGATTTGCAACAAGAGCAGAGGAGTTCAAGGTACCCGTGAAACTTCAGGATATCTCAGGTTCGGGCAAATACATCGGCGCGACAGCGGTTCAGGGACGTATGGTATACGACCACAAGGTACTGCGCAGCGTTGCGATCAGGAGCGTTTACTCTCCTGCCGCGGTAAATGCGACCGCAGCGGCGGGAACATCGGGCAAAACAAAGATCACGGTAACGGCAGACGACGGGAACACCCTTGCATACAAGCTGAATCCTTCCTCACGCATTACCTACGGCACAACGTCAACGGAATACGACGGGACAGCTCTAACTTCCGGGACAGCCGCTTCGATCTCCGCCTCCGAGGGAGATATCATCGAGGTCGCGGAGTTCGGCTCTGACGGATGCGTAAAGGCGGGCTATGTATATCTCAGGGCAAGCGACATAGGAGCTTGATATGAGCGGATATATCGACGAGAAGTATTACACGAACCGTTTCAAGGAGGAGATCCCCGAGGATCTCCCCTTTCTTATTGAAGCAGCGTCCGATATTATCTACGATCTTACACTCGGGAAGTCGTCGGCTGCCGAGGGTGCTGCGCTTGATAAGGTAAAAAGGGCGACAGCCGCCGAGGTAAGATATTTATCTGACAACGGCGGCGCAGAGTCTCTTTTGAGCGGCGGCTTCGCTTCCGTTTCAATAGGAAAATTCAGCTATTCAAGCGGCTCGGGAAATTCTTCGGACGGCAGGTCCGCGCCCGTATCGCCCTATGCGGTAACGTTGCTTGAAAGCGCGGGACTTCTAGGGAGGAGCTTATGACAGCACCGATACCTAAGCGTCTGCTTATCCACAACGCGGAGCTTATCAACGAATACGGCGACGAATGGGCAGTAACAAAGCGCATATCCGCTCCGCTCGAATACGTTCGGATTGAGGCTTCGCACTCAAATATTTTCGATGTGAAGTCGCAGCAGATAACGCTTTCTGCCGTGCTTTTCTTTGACTGCAAGAACTCGGAATGCGATATTTCTTTCGCCCTCGAGGGCGAGGAGATCGGAGGAAGAACTCTGCTTGCGCAGAGGGTACAATGGAACGGGAGAACGTACACCGTTAAAACAATTGAGCCGATATACGACGACCGGCGGCTGCATCACTACGAGGTGGGATTATGCTGATATGGCGATAACCATTGATTTTGACACTCGGAAAATAGCGGCAAAGGTAGAAGGGCAGAGCCGCAAGGCGGAGTTTGCTCTCGGAAGTCAGGTACTCAAGGACAGCAACCTTTACTGCAAGGAGGACGCGGGAACGCTCAAAGAGTCGGCGATAGTAAACAGCTCGGGCGATCTCACAACGGTGCAGTGGACGGAGCCTTACGCCGCCTGTCAATACAAGCTTTTGACTACGCGGCTTGATAAAAACCCGCTTGCTTCTCCCGAATGGTTTGAAAAAGCAAAGGACGTACATTTATCGGAATGGATAAATACATACGAAAATGTTCTGAAGGAGTGACGCTGAAAATGAACGCGGTAACGGAAATTTTCGAAAAAATCTCCGAAACATCGGGGATAAATAAAATAGGCAGGCTCGGCGCGGGAGACAGTATTTCGATACTCCCCGCTGGCGGGCGGCAAATACGGAGGTATCTTGACGGTTCGGAGAAATCCGAGCTTGTCATTGCCGTGATGTCGTGCGGAAAGGAGCAGAAGGCAATCATCGAACGGATATCCGTCTCTGCGGAAAGGATCGTCCGCAACGCTCGCGCTTTGAGGGGCGATACATGGCAGGTGCTTTCGGCAAAGCTTGCGGCTGCCCCCTCGCCCATAACCGCCGAGCCTGACGGATCGTATATTTATCAGGGTCAGATAGTTTTAATTTACAATAAAAAGGAGAGATAATTTATGGCAGAAACATCAACACTAACTCTGGCAAAGCTTATGGAAGAAGCGAAGCCGAAAAAGGAGTACACGGGATATGTTCTTTCGGACGATATGGTGCTTGCGATCGATGTTTCGGGCGGTACACCCGAAAAGGATTTTACAAAAATCGTCCCCGATAATTTCGCAGTAATCGAAATGGGCGCGAAGACAGTCGATTCCACGCTGGACGCGCAGGAAAAGGACACTAACTATATACGCTCGGGCAAAAACACCACAAAGACGGGAACTCAGCGCACGTTCTCGCCCAAGCTTGACCGTTACATCGGCGACTCCGCGCAAGACTATATCGACAGCCTGAAATACGGCACGGGTCAGTCCGTCATCGTAAATTACGCGTATATCAACCGTCTGAATGGTATGGGCGAGGTCGGGAGCGTATCGGTCGCGGTCACATCGGACGGCGGCGGAGAGGGCGGCGACAACGCGGCTTTTGAATGCTCGCTGAAGGGTATCAGCGGCAAGCCCGTACCGTATGACTGGATAGCAAATCACCCCGCGCAGACGGCTCCGGCAGCCGGCAATTCGGAGAACGGAACCGGAGCTGAGCCCGCAAATGAAGATATAAATTCTGCGGATAAAGTTTCCGATCCCGCAGACGAAAACGCCGAGGAAGCATAATTCGGGATAACGCAAAAAGGAGAATATATTATGGATAACTTTCAGCTCAGGGACAACAGCACGGACATTAATATCGGCGGGCAGACTTTTACGGTTTTCCCTTCAAGAAGCCTCATCGCGGCGATAGACAGCTTTACAGCCGCCGTAAACGCGCTTGAGAAAAACGGCACGATAAAGAACACCGTAAAAGAAGCGTACGCTGCCGCAGATGTTATCGTTTCGACTGTCGGAGAGGCAAAAGCCCTCGAGATCTTCGAGCTCGGCACCGTGAACGAGGACCTTATGAACCTTGTGGGCGCGGCGGAATACATAAGCAATGCCGTCAGAGAGAAAATACTGGACTTACAAGGCAGATCAAAAGAAAACGGTGCGCCGCATACCGAACATACGTCAAACATCCCGTATGTGAAGCGTAACAGAAAATGATGTATGGCGAATTTCCGAGAATTGTCACCGTGGGAAAGGAAAAGACGGTCATAGACCCCGATTTCCGCATTTTCTGCGCGTTTGAAGATCAGATACGGGGAAACGGCGACGGCGCGGCAGCTATCGCCGCTTTCTACCGCGGCAGACTTCCGAGCGACGCAAAGGGCGCGGTGAATGCGTTCCTTGACTTCTATTTATGCGGGGAAAAGCCGAAGGAAAAAAGCAAAGGCTCACGCGGCGGGTCAAAAGGGTTCGTTTACAGCTTTTCCCGGGACAGGAATCTTTTTATTGCGGCTTTTTTGCAGCAGTACGGGATAGATCTCTGCACGGCTCGGCTTCACTGGTGGGAGTTCTGCGCGCTATTTTCGGGACTGACGGACGACACGATGCTTGTCAGGGTCATGCAGATACGCGGAACGGACACAAACAAAATAAAGGACAAGCACGAACGCAGCAGAATAAGAGAGCTTCAGGAACGCTTTTCTCTATCGGATCGCGGCGGGAAACGGAAATATGCGACCGCTGAGGAACGCAGCGCGGCTATGCTCGAAGAGGTACGCGCACGTCGTGCCGAAGTCGAGAGGCTTGTTAAAGAACGGGGGGAATGAAATAAATGGCGGCGGACGGAAGCGTAATTATTGAAATAGGCGGAGATCCCAAACCGCTTGAAAACACGCTGAAAAAGACAAAAAAGGAATCCGAGGATACCGCTTCAGCAATCAGTAAGGCAGTAAAGGACGCTGACACAAATATAAAAATTGATGCTGATACAAAGCCTTTAAAAACAAAAATGAAAAAAACGATATCAGAATCGGAAGAAACAGCTGCTGCCATAAACAAAGCTTTAAAGGATGCAGGGCCAGATATTGAAATCAATATCGATTCACAATCACTCGAAGAAGCCCTGAAAAAAGCGGCATCTAAATCAAAAGAAGCCGCCGAAGCAATAAAAAAGGCTCTGAAATACTCGGGTGTAGATATAGAAATCGATGTCGATGCCGATACAAAACCGCTCGAAACAAAGATGAAAAGAGTAAAATCAGTTGCTTCGGGCGCGGCAAAAGCCATATCCGCAGGCTTTAAGGCAGTCGGTACCGCCGTGACGGCGGCTTCGGGAGCGTTGACCGCTCTCGGAGCAGCGGCGGTAAAGATAGGTTCGGGCTATGAAAGCAGCGTGAACAAGGTAGCTTCGATAGCCGACACAACGGTCGTTTCGATAGCGGAGCTTTCTTCCCGCGTCAAAAAAATGTCGCTCGACACGGGCAAGGACGCTTCGGAGCTTAACGAAGCTCTTTACCAGACCATTTCCGCAACGGGAGACACGGCGAACGCTCTCGATCTTGTATCCGCAGCCGTTAAAGCCGCAAAGGGCGGCTTTACCGACACGGTAACGGCAGTCGACGGCTTAACGACCGTTCTTAATGCCTACGGTATGTCCGTAAGCGAAGCGGACAGTCTCGCGAACAAATTTCTCGTAACCCAGAACAAGGGCAAAACCACATTCGGGGAGCTTGCGGGCAGTATCGGAAACGTTGTTCCGACGGCTTCGGCGGCGGGAGTATCGGTCGACGAGCTGCTTTCCGCCGTTGCCGCGCTCACGGCGAACGGTATCAACACGGCAAGCGCAATGACGGGGCTTAAAGCCGCGCTCTCGAACATTATAACTCCATCGGACGGCGCGGCAAAGGCTGCAAAGCAGATGGGGATAGATTTTTCCGCTTCCGCTCTCAAAGCAAAGGGTCTGTCGGGATTTATGTCTGACATTCAAGCCGCAACAAACGGCGATTCAGAGGCTATGGCGCAGCTGTTCGGCTCTGTGGAAGCTCTCAACTCGGTACTGGTGCTTACAGGCAACGGTTCAAAGCTTTTCAATGAAACGCTTGACGAAATGGCTGTCAACAGCACAGCTCTGGACAACGCATACAATACTATGTCGCGCGGACTCGAGGCTTCCCTTGCAAAGCTCAAAAACTCGGCAAAGGTTTTTGGCATAAGTTTCTACGAAAGTGTTTCCGAGCCGCTCGGCGATACCGTAACGCTCGCGGACAGCTACATAAACAAGCTTTCCAAAGCTTTTGAGGATGGTGGCGTTACAGCTCTTTCAAAATCGATAGGAGACGTTCTGGGGGACGCGATCGGCACGGTCGCAAACTATCTTCCCGGTGCTGTTTCTGCGGGGGCAGACGTGATAACCGCTCTTGCGGAGGGACTTGACAAGAACTCGGACAAAATAATGTCGGCAGCCGAAAGGGTATTCCTCACTCTGACAAGCACGGCGGAAAAGCTCGCTCCGACGCTTGCGGGAACGGCGAGTCTGAATAATAAACTGTGTAAATGCCAATAATAACCACAAAGAAATTTGGAGGTAAATTGGTATGAAAAACAGAAATCACGGATTAAGTGAAAAGGAAATGGAGCTTGTTCAGCTTCTGGTGGCAGACTGTGAA